TCCTCTTCGCAGGACTTTCTGGAATTGGTTTATCCAACAAAAAATAATGCTTGACAATTATTATGGTTTCAGGTATAATATATACTTGAAAGGAGACTTTTATGTCTAGTGATAAAGCAGCGAAGCGCCAACAACTTATTGACAAGGTTTCAGGTAAAGGCGATGAGCCATTCTTGACCGAAGACGATTATGATTTGAATGAAGTGTTAAATTGGCATGCCAAACACACTGATTCGAAAACTCGTAAGTCTTGGGTTGTCAAACATTACAAAAAACAAAAACATACGCAACTAGCAGAGCATTTTGACTCGTTGCCTGATTTTGACTTCCACACCATCGGTGTTCTTATTCGTTCTGTTGATCTTGGTGGCAAACTCCAAGAAACAGAACAGTTGTTTTTGAACAACAAGATCAAAGAACTTACCGCAAAACAAACCAAAAAAACAAAAGCAAAAGTAACAGCACCAACTGTTGTTATTAATATTCAAGATCGTATTCTTGAGAAAGCACGTGAGATTGGTGGAGAAATCGAAGGCGAGATTGATGAATTTGTTCTTTCTAAGTGCCCAAAAGATTTTAAATTCAAAACACCGATTAAATCTTATAATTCACAGATTGTAAAATATATTGCATCATTTATTAAACCACGCATTGCTGAGATGCAAGATGCTTATGATGGGAAAGATGAGCAACTCGTTGAGGGATATAGTAACTTTAAGAGAACAGAACTCAAACGATTTATTGTTTTGCTTGAAGATCTAGTTACTCAATGCGAAGAGCAAAAAGTTGCTGCCAAAGCAATTCGTAAACCACGTGCTCGCAAAGCAAAACCTGCTTCCGTACAAGTTGCTAAGATGAAATATCTTAAAGAGTTCGCTGAATTAAATCTCAAGAGTATTAATCCTGCTGATATAATTGGCGCTGATGAGTTGTGGGTTTATAGTACGAAGTATCGTCGTCTAGCAGTGTATCGTTCTGCTGATAGCAATGGTCTTGGTGTTAAGGGAACAACTATTATTAATTATACTGTTAAGGGATCGAGTATGAAAACCCTTCGCAAACCTGAGGATTTCCTACCGAAAGTGCTATCTACTCCGAAGCGTAGTCTTACTCCAGAGTTTCGTAATATCAAAACGAAGGAAGCGCAACCGAATGGTCGGATTAATGAAGAAACAATTTTATTGAAAGTGTTTAAATGATTCTAATCGATTATAGTCAAGTTGCATTAAGTAATATCCTTGCGTTTCAGAGTGATCTGAAGAAAGGTTCGCCAGCGGATATTAAAAATTTGATTCGTCATTCAACACTATCGACTATCAAATATTATAAAAAGAAATACGGAAAAGAGTATGGTGAGATTATTATTTGTTGCGATGGTCGTCATTACTGGCGTCGCGATGTGTTCCCAAACTACAAAGCTGGGCGTAAAAAATCTAGAGAAGCCAGCGATCTTGACTGGAACTTAATTTTTGATACATTGAATGATATTCGCATTGATATACAGGAACACTTTCCGTGGAAAGTAATCCATATGGATCGTGCTGAGGCAGATGACATTATTGCTTCGTTGACTTTCTTGACACAAGAGTTCGGTAATAATGATAAAGTAATGATTGTTTCTAGCGATAAAGATTTTAAGCAGTTACATATTTTTGACAATGTGAAACAATGGTCACCAATCCAAAAGAAAGCAGTTACTAGTAAACATTCTGAAATTACACGTCAAATTATTGAACATATTGTTCGTGGTGATTCTGGTGATGGCATTCCTAATATTTTTTCTGCTGATGATGTGTTTGTTACTGGAACAAAACAAAAATCAGTTACTGCTAAACGACTAGATGAATTTTTTGAAGACATCGATAGAGCATTAAAGAATGATGATGAACGTCGTAACTGGGAAAGAAATTCAATTCTTGTAGATTTTAAACATATTCCTGAAGATATTCAGCAAGGGATTAAAGATAGATATCTAAATAACAAACCAAAGGGCGATAAAATGTCTGTGTTTAAGTATTTGACTGAACATCGCTGTAAACTATTACTAGATGACGTGGAGGAATTCTAATGGCAACAAAATATATTACCGAAGTTTTTGATGAGATTAATAAAGATCCATCTAAAGTGGCAAATTACAAAGAAGATTTTGCTTTTAAAACTGTATTAAAATGCGCTTTTGATACAGAGTATAAATTTGTTCTTCCTGATGGAGCACCGCCATTTAAGCCAGCACCTCAGCCAATAGGAATGACTGCAGCGAATCTTCGAATGGAGACTAAGAAGTTTTATATCTTCACAAAATTTAGTGATGTAAAACGTCTACGTCGTGAGCAGTTATATGTTCAACTACTTGAATCTCTGCATGCATCAGAAGTAAAAATTGTTAATGCAATTAAAGATCAAAAGTTAGATGCGCTCTATCCAAAATTTACCGCAGAGTTTGTCAAGAAAAACTTTCCTGATGTTCTGCCAGAAGGAGTGGTGGTAGCAGAACCAGCAAAAAAATCGAAGGCGAAAAGTGCAGAGAAAGTGGGTTAATGCGTATATTGACATGGCTGAAAGGTTCGCAGATCTCAGTCATGCCAAAAGACTTAAAGTTGGAGCAATCGTGGTCAAAGAGCATCGAGTCATATCCATCGGTTACAATGGAACACCAGCAGGATGGGATAATGAATGCGAAGAAATTATCGAAACCCACGAAGATGGTGGCATTATTACAAAAACTAAAGACGAAGTTATTCACGCAGAAGCAAACGCAATAAGCAAACTCGCACGTGACGGAGAATCTGGGAAAGAATCATCGATGTTCCTAACTCATGCTCCATGCATTCATTGTGCGAAAATGATATATGGCGCTGGTATTAGTTCTGTCTTTTATCGTAATAGTTATCGTGATGATAATGGTATAAATTTCCTTAAAAAATGTAATGTTACAGTGGAGAAAATTGATGGATAATCAAGATGATAAATTTTTTGAAATATATGGAAAAGTTCGTTCTTTATATGAAGAATTAATACAAGAAGAAGATACAACACCGATGCAAGTGTTTGGTGTTTTTCTTGGAGTAATTGCGCAAGAGTTTAGAGATAACTCAACTCAAGAAAAGTTTAAAGAGTTCCTAGAGATTATGCAAAATCATGAGTGGCCAAAAGAGAATATGCAATGAGATGGACTATTGTTGTTGAGCAAAGCGAAGATGGAGAGCTCTATATTCCATTGAATCAAGACATTCTTGATTTGACAAAATGGAAAGAAGGAGATATAATTAACTGGAAAGATCTTGGTGATGGGAGTTGGGAAATGAGCAAGAAGCAAGAGTTGGAATGGGTTTTGGTTGATACTGTCTCGCAATTTCGTATGCGATATATGGTTCAAGTTCCTATTGGTAAAAAAGATTGGGCGCTTGATACTGTGACTATGCAAGAAGCAAAAGAATTTTCTCAGGAACATATTGGTGAATCAATTGTTTCTCATAGAGTTGTTACAGAAGAAGAAGCATTACGTATTTGTGATGAGGATAATGATTACTGTAATAAATGGAGTGATGAAAAAAAGATTGACGTATTTTTTACAAAAGATGGTGAAAAGGTTGAACTATGAAATTTACATTTAAATCAAAGCAAGAGGGTTATGGTGGTAATCCAGAAGTTACTGTTGAGTTCGAAGCAGATAGTCTTAATGATGTTTTATATTATATGGAAGACTTCCTTCGTGGGTCAGGATTTCGGTTTGATGGTAACTTAGATTTTGTTACTGAAGAAGAATTTACTGAAGAAGAATATGAAGATTCTTCTGATTATAAAGTTGATATTGATACAACTTCGCCAATTACATTTAATTGGACAACTGAACAATTGATGGATAATGAGCAGGGTTTCATTGTAAATCCATCTGAATCAAAAAGCGAATATGTTGTTACTGAAAAAGGAAAGCATATCAATCTTTCAATTAATGAAGAAGTAACTTCTTTAGCAAAAACAATTTGCCCTGTTTGTAAATTACCAACAGCAACAATGCAGAATTATGTTTGCTATGATAAAAACTGTGGAATGAAAGCATGACAAAAGTATTCTCAGATGTTCACGTCTTTATGAATTCGGCAGGGCAGGATATCCCCCCATTTAACGCAAACCCATCTGCTCAATCTAACTTATATTTCGAACTTATTAAAGAAGAGTATCGCGAATTAATGGATGCTAATCTTGATAAAAATGATACGGAAATTTGCGATGCCTGTTTTGATTTGATGTGGGTAATTGTTGGATACATGAAATCTCGTGGTTGGGATTGCGAGAAAATTTGGGATGAAGGTTCTCAATCAAATCTTTCCAAAATTGACCCAGTTACTTTGAGAGTTAAAAAACGTGAGGACGGTAAAATCCTCAAGCCAGAGGGATGGAAGCCACCTGATTTTAAACAATTTGTAAAATGATTACATTATATCTTGATATGGATGGCGTTGTCGCTAATTTCGACAAAGCATATAGAGAATTTGATCCTAAGAAAGAAGATCGAAAAAAGTTTCGTTCAGCTGTTATGGATTATAAAATCTTTGAAGAATTAGAGCCAATGCCAAATACAAACATTCTTCTTTCTCATGTATCGAATCTTAGGGGAATAAAGATTGAAATGCTAACATCAATGGGAACATTCGATCCATCACAAGGAGCAGAAGCGAAAAGGCAGAAACTTGTTTGGTTACGCAAACATAATATTACATACAAAGCAAATTTTGTAAGAAGTAAACAGGAGAAAGCCAATTACGCAACACCTGAATCAATCTTAATCGATGATTCGTTTGGATGCATTGATCCATTTGTTCGTGCTGGTGGTCATGGTATTTTACATAATGATTCTATTATTAGGCAAACATTAATGTTGTTAGATAATATTGTTTTACAATTATTCGCTATTAAAGCATTACGATGAATATTTTTTATTTAGATAATAATCCGCACACTTGCGCTGAGATGCACTTAGATAAGCATGTAGTTAAGATGATACTTGAGTATGCTCAGCTACTGTCAACAGCACATCGTTTACTTGATGGTAAACAATACATTGGAAAAACTGAAGCAGGTAGAAATATTAAGAGATGGAAATTAGAAGAAGTTTCTCTTGACTCTATTCTATTCAAAGCATCGCACATCAACCATCCGTCAGCAATTTGGGCTAGAAAAAATGCGCAAAACTACATGTGGTTAGCTGAACTTCTTGAAGAAACCTGTAGAGAGTATACTCATCGGTACAATAAAACACACAGTGTTGAGAGATCAGGTTTGATGCAAACTCTTAAAAATAATTTTCCTAAAAATATTCCAATCGGTTCATTTACAGAACCAACACCAGCTATGCCAGAAGATTGCAAAATTCCAGGCGACTCAATTGCTTCCTATAAAAAATATTATATAGAAAAGAAAGCGCATTTCGCAAAATGGACCAACAGACAAATTCCTAACTGGTTTACAGTATGAATGAAATTGAATTTAAAGAAAAACTAAAATCGCACAATAGAGTTATAAAAGTCACAAACTATGGTGGACGATTACATTCATTGATTGATTTAGAAACACAGAGAGTTGTGTGCGTAACAAACAATACAAGCACAACTAGAGCGATGTCAACAATAATTAATGTTAATGAGATTTCATCTTGTAATAAACGCATTGCAAGACAATGGGATAATGAGATTACTCATGATAACTGTATTTACTGGGGCTGGTTTAACGAGTATAAAGCGTTGGTTCCACAAGCAAAAAACTTTAATAGTTTTGAAGAATACTATCGTTGTATGCTACTTAATGAAATAGGATCTGCGCTTGACAGAATTCATCTTGAAATCGCTTTCATTCGTAATCAACAATATAATGATATGTTTTTACAAGATGATATTTACACGCAGAAATATATTGAGGCAACTACCTACTTAGCAACAAAGAATGCGGGAAACACTTTGTTTTTAAAATCATATGCTGAGATTAAGAACATTACTCTCGAACAAGCAGCTGAGCAGATTATCACTATGCGTACTCTTCGTTTATCATATTTAAATGAGACCGAAACTCTACGGATGAAATATACCGATTTGGTTATAAAACAAACAGATTTCTTTGCAATACAGGAAGTAGTTTCAAACTTTATCAAGGAAGCATATGAATATGGTATCCTCTGAGTTTTATTTTGTTAATACTGTTGAGATGTTTTACGAGGATATGACTGGCGTATATGGTAGTAATAAATCAGAATTTCTACAGAAATACGGAGATTATCCTGGAATTAATAATTTTAAAAACTTTTTGTTTTTTCTCGGAAAAAACATTACGTTTTATGATAGAACGAACACTATAAAGTCTCCATTTAATATAAAGTTGCTGCCTGGATTTGAGCTGCCTACATATGAAAAGACGACAATATCGTATGGTGAATGTTGTGAGTTAAGAGCTAAGCAGTTACTTGAGCATGCCGAAAAAACTAACCGAGAACTGTGTATATTTTACAGTGGCGGAATTGATAGCACTTGTGTTGTTGTTTCTATGTTAAAAGTGGCGACTAAATCACAAAAGAAATTAATTAATATTATGATGTCATTTGAGAGCTATTGTGAGAATAAAGATTTTTACGAGAACTATATCTCAAACAATTTGAAGATTATACCATCGCATAGTTTTGTTAATACGATTGGTGATCCAAAATATATTTGTGTTACTGCAGAAGGAAATGACCAGCTTTTTGGATCATGGATGATGCAACAGTTGATTATACGATATGGCGAAAAAGAAATTGTGCACGATGAACTTACGCACTCTAAACTGATGAAATATCTCAATAGTCCATCTAATACGCTACAACAAACAGAACACTATGTTAATTTACTTGAACAGATTACATTAAATGCGCCAGTAAAAATTGATACTATGAGTAAATTTCTTTGGTGGTGTAATCTCACATTAAAATGGCAGTGTGTTTACTTTAGGATTTTGTCCCTAGTGTCAGCAAAAACTAGAATGTATGTTAAACCAGAAGATAATTATTTCATGTTTTTTAGCACAAAAGAATTTCAATTGTGGTCTATGAACAATAGCGATGAGCATATCTATGATACGCTTAAAACCTACAAATATATATGTAAGGAATATATTTTTGACTTTGATAAAAATGAAAATTATAAATTGAACAAAATTAAGATTGGTAGCTTACCAAAAATATGCAACCGTAAACCGATGGCTATGGCGATTGATTCTAATATGAATTACTATGACATTGTTCCAGACTCGGAACTTCTATTAAACAAAAACAACAGCTTTATTTTTTAATCATGAAAATCTACTCAAAAGAAAACGAAGTGTGGTTGGATTATACCAACACAATGTATCCATCTTCGGCAGCGATGTACGATTCCACAGAATGTATTAATGGAAGTTACGATCAGGGATTTACATACACAAATGAATATTCAAATATTTACGGATATGTTTTTTCTGGTGATGTTCTTTTACCAAACGGAATGAGCGCAACTGCTGGTCAATATTTTTCGTGTTGGTCTTGGGGTTGTAATGAATTAAGATATAGTGGTAAAGTAGGAATTATTACTAGAATAGGTTTTAGAGGACAAGACATGGTTGGTGGTCCACTCGAAGATTCTGGTCGTCTTGTTTATATTGACGGATGTAGCGATAGTTTATTAATTTATCCACCAAGGCAAGGCGATCCTTCAGTGAGTGCGTTGTTTTTCCCACCACATGTTGAGCAGTCATATCACATTCACCCAAGTATTAGAATTGGTATGGTAATTTCTGGTAGTGGGACAGCTTGTGTGAAAGAAGATAAGATTAATGAGAAAGAAATACCTTTAACACCAGGAACACTGTTTTGTATTGAGGAGAGAGAATTGCATAGATTTAAAACCAACCAAAGCAATATGGTTGTGATAGCATTTCATCCAGATGGAGATTGGGGTCCAACTGACCATAATCATACTATGTTAAACAGGACATATAAGGCATGATCTATATTCTTGTTGATAATCAATCATGGAAACAAAGATGTTCAGGGGAAGTGTTGAATGTCGAGAGTATTGCTGTAGAGATACTTAAATCTGGTGAGAAATGTAAAATAATTTCACAAAAACTATTTATGAATATGGTCGATGATTATGTGTATCCATCTTCAGATTCTGATAAAATTTACATAAGATCTTTAAATCTTGATATATTAAATGCGTCTAAAAAATTAGAAGCTCGTGGATTTAAATTAGTAAATTCTTTTGATACACTCACAGTTCTTAGAGATTATAAACTATTGAATGAAAAACTTGTAGAGAACAAAATACCTACTGTTTACTTACACGACCAAACTTTTGCAAAAACAAATCTTGATAGAACACGAGGATTTGGTCAAAACTTTAATGATTTTCTTGTTGAATATGTAAGAGAATACAATATACAAGAGTTTTATTTAAGAGCAAAAAACTTTAATTATTGGCATAAATTGCATAAAAAAAATTCATATATCTCTGATGACATAAATCTTGATTATTTGTGGATGATCTTTGAGTGTCCACCTGTTGAAAAATACACAAGATCTAGAGTCATTAATGGTAAGTATGTTGATGATTCAACAATATGTTCTAGTGCATTATCATATTCTAGTTTTGAAAAATTCAAAAATCCTGCAATAGAAACTCTTGTCAATTCTACAGCAAAAGCGATTAACTTAGAGATTGGTATTGTTGAGATAGTAATAGATATCTCTGGATCTTTAAGGGTCTTTGCTTGCTTCGAATCGTCTCTTGAAACAGTAACAAATGGCAATCATCATATTAAAATTGCAAAATATTTACTTAAATGATTTACATACTATCATCTTTTATGGAAGAAAGAAATACATTGGGGATTATTACTTATCCAGCATGGATAGCGTCTGTAATAAAAACCAAATACAATATTCCAGTAAAACTTTGCTCTGCTGGTAATTTCCTAAATGTATTCCAAGAAACAAAGACAGAGAAAAATCTTGTGCATTTTAGAACATACAATGCGAAGGATGTGCAGAAATATTCTAATATAGAAAATAATGGAGCCATTTTAGTAAATACATCAGAATATATCCACATAACAAATAATAAATTGTACGCACAAAAGGTTGCTATTGCTGGTGGAATAAAGACTGCATTAAATTATGATAAAATATTTCTTAATGATGGAAACCCAACTAGCAACAGATATAGAATTGAAGAAATTATGCAACAGCTAGATACTGATGACATTGTAATAAAACCAAATTACTCTTCTGGTAATGGTAGCAATGTTTGGAGATTAAAGAAGAAAGAACTTGATGATTTCGATTTTAATCGTTTAACCTACGTTGATCAATGGACAATTCAGAAAACATTAAAGTATTCCAGGATTATTAGATGTATTGTTCATGGTGGTAAAGTTGTTGCAGAAGCAGTAACTTGGGATGCTCCATTACCAGGTGGTTGGAAATGCACTGTCTGTATTAATCCTCATGTAAAACATGAGAAAAATGTTGATCCAGAACTTATAAAATTTGTTGAGAATATTGCTAAAGTTACTGGTGCTGGAAAAATTGGAATTTGTTACATCGATGTTTATGAAACTGATGATGGATATGTGTACGGGGAATCTAACTGTAGTTGTACATTAGAACAACACGAAAAGGTAACAGGTACACCAATTCACGAATTAACCGCAGATTATCTTGTTTCACTTTATAAATAAAAATATGCCTACATATACCTTTCGTAATAAAAATACTGGCGAAACCTTCGAACAGTTTATGAGTATTTCTGCAAGAGAAGAATACTTACAAGAACACCAGCATCTAGAGACTATTATTACTGGCGCTCCAATGGTTTGCGATCCAGTAAGAGTTGGCGCACGTAAAATGGATACTGGATTTAAAGAAGTCCTGCAAAAAGTACATGAACGAACTCCAGGAAGCAAATTGAATAAAATATCTAGTCAACTTTAAGGAAAACTAATGGCTCGAAAAGCAACAGCAAAATTACTAGAATCCGATAGTGTTGAGCCTCAAAATAGAAGAGTAACTTCTATAAACACAAATGCAAATAATCACTTAAAATTAAGAATTGATGATTTAAAAACTTTCCAACCTCTAACAGAGAATCAAAAAATATTTTTTGATGCATATAAACGTGGGGATTATTTCGTAGCACTACATGGTGTTGCTGGAACTGGAAAAACTTTTATCGCTCTCTATAAAGCAATTGAAGAAGTCTTAGATAAAAGTAATCCATTTAATAAAATTATTATTGTTCGTTCAGCAGTTCAATCTCGTGAGATGGGTCATCTTCCAGGCGATGTTGGTGAAAAGATGGAGATTTATGAGCAACCATATCGACAAATATGTGAGACATTATTTGGTCGTAAAGACGCATACCAAAGATTAGAAGAACAGGGACACATCTCTTTCATTTCAACATCTTTCATTCGTGGTATGTCTTTTGATGATGCTATTATTATTGTTGATGAGATGCAGAACTTAAATTTTGAAGAAATTGATACAGTAATGACACGTGTTGGCTATCGTTCTAAAATTATTTGGTGTGGTGATTATCGTCAAACTGACTTAAATAAAAGGAAGAATGATGTGACTGGAATTTTAAAATTTTTTGATGTTGCTCACCACATGCATGCTTTTACTAGGATTGAATTTACTGTTGATGACATCGTAAGAAGTAGTTTAGTTAAAGACTACATAATGGCAAAATTAAAGTATGAAGATAAAGTGGAACCGTAATAATGTTTACACATATACATCATGATATACAGCGAATACAGCGTGTTGAGACCCCAGATGGTAGACTCTACGAAACCCCTTCGGGTAAATGCTATCCTTCCGTCACAAGCGTTACAGGATTGCTTGGAAAAGAAGCAATCATCGCATGGAGAAAACGAGTTGGCGAAGAAGAAGCCAATCGTATCTCAACAAAAGCAGCAAATCGCGGAACAAGAATACACTCACTCTGCGAATCCTATCTCAATAATGAGTCTGTTGAACCAGATATCTTTGACTCAGAAACTTGGTCTACATTTAAACCAGTCCTCTCAAAAATCAACAACATACACTGCTTGGAAACTCCACTCTATTCTGACCACCTACAAGTCGCAGGAACAGTTGACTGTATCGCAGAATACGAAGGTAAACTTAGTGTTGTAGATTTTAAAACATCAAAAAGAATAAAGCGTAGAGACGACATTCATGGTTACTTTATGCAATGTGCTGCATATGCAGTAGCGTTCGAAGAACAAACAGGAATCTCTGTTCCGAAAATTGTGATATTGATGGCTGTTGATGATGAGTCGCCATTGATTTTCGAAGAAAAAAGAAACACATGGATCAACAAATTCATTGACTTAAGAAATCAATTTCACATTGAAAGAGGATATTAATGCGATTAAAAAATACAATGAAAAATTAATTGCTATTTAATAAAAACTATTATAAAATATTATATACGAGGGTGAAAATCCTCTTTATTTTTTGAAACACAGGAGAATTTAATGAAAACAGTTGGCGATAAATTAGAAGAATTTGCAGTAACAGGAGTTAATCCGATTGGTAGTAAAGGTGAACAATTTTTTGACATTACAGAAAAGTCTTTCGATGGTAAGTGGAAAGTTATTGTATACTATCCAAAAGACTTTACATTTGTATGTCCTACAGAGATTGTTGCATATGATAAGTTGTTCCAAGATTTCGCAGATCGCGACGCAGTTCTATTGACAGGAAGTACAGATAATGAATTTTGCAAAATTGCTTGGCAATCTTCTCATGACGATTTAAAGAATCTAAAGCATATTCAGTTTGCGGACACTTCTCGTGATTGGAATGTTTCATTAATTGAACAACTTGGCGTATTTTATGCACCTGCAGGCGCAGCACTTCGTGC